CATTGACAAATTAGGCACCCGCCTCTTTGTCTGAAAGAACACTATGTTGATGCCACTCAAGATACCAGCAGGCGTGTACCGCAACGGCACCGAGTACCAGAGCATGGGGCGGTGGTTCAATGCCAACCTGGTGAGGTGGTTTGAAAACACACTCAGGCCAGTTGGCGGCTGGCGCAAGCGGTCATCTAGCCAGGTGACGGGAACCTGCCGGGGAATCATCAACTGGCGGGATGACAGTTCAGCGCGTTGGATTGTTGCTGGGACAAACACAAAACTGTTTGTTATGGATCAAAACGGGACGCTCAAGGACATCACTCCAACAACCTTCACACCAGGCAATGCTGATGCAACTTTGCTCATTGGATACGGTTACAACAACTATGGCAACTTTGCCTATGGTGTTGCACGACCAGACACTGGCGCTATCACACCAGCAGCCACCTGGTCAATGGACACCTGGGGCGAGTACTGGGTTGGCTGCTGCACCAGCGATGGTCAGTTGTTGGAGTGGCAGCTTGGATTCACAACACCCACCAAGGCCGTTGCATTGGTCAATGCACCCACTAATTGCGCGGCGGTGATGACAACCTCTGAGCGTTTTGTCTTTGCTTTGGGTGCCAGCGGCAACCCTCGCCTGGTGGCATGGTCAGATCAGGAGGACAACACCACCTGGACGCCAGCCGCCGCCAACCAGGCAGGCAGCTTTGAGCTGACGACTGTCGGGTCCATCGTGGCAGGCAAGAGGGTGCGTGGCGTCAACCTGATATTCACTGACGTTGATGTCCATACGTCAAGCTACATTGGTCAGCCGTTTGTCTTCTCATTTGAGAAGGCTGGCTCTGGTTGCGGACTGATTGGACCCCAGGCGGTAGCGGCAATTGACACTGCCGCCATCTGGATGTCACGCTCTGGATTCTGGATTTACGATGGATACGTCAAGCCACTGCCAAGTGACATTGGTGACTTTGTGTTTAGCAACATGAACTTTGAGCAGGCCAGCAAGGTGTACGCTGTCCACAATAGCAAGTTCGGTGAAATCTGGTGGTTCTACACCAGCGTAAACAGCCTTGAGAATGACAGTTACTGCATCTACAACTACCGCGAGAATCACTGGAGTCTGGGAACATTGTCCAGGCTGGCTGGTGTTGATAAGGGCGTCTTCAACTCACCATTGATGGTCAGTTCTGATGGGTTCATCTACGAGCATGAGATTGGATTTGCTTACGACTCGCAGACCATCTTCGCAGAGTCAGGCCCAGTTCAGATTGGCAATGGTGATCAGATCATGCAGGTTCGGCAGGTGATACCTGACGAGTCCAACCTGGGTGATGTGAGCATCAGCTTCAGCAGCCGCCTCTACCCAACGGGGACAGAGACCAGCTTTGGACCATTCACCAGTGCCAACCCGACAGACGCCAGGTTCTCAGGACGACAGGTCAAGATGAAGGTGACAGCAGACAGCTTGAGTGATTGGCGGGTGGGGGTGATGCGTCTGGATGCAGTGCCAGCCGGGAAACGCTGATGAAAGTTCCAACCCCACCGCAAACCTACACGCCAGTGGCAGAGGCCCAGCGCAACTTCCTGTTAGAGAACGCTGACAGGCAAAACCGCAAGATCAATGCGGACGTTGAGATCAGCAGCAGCAAACTGATACTGACCTCGCCCGACGGGAGCAGGTTCTCTGTGGTGGTCAGCAATGCAGGGGCATTGTCGGCAACGGCGCTATGACAGATTTTGATAGGATGCTAGAGTTAAGGCCAGAAATTGAAAAAGCCTTAAAATATTCAGCGGGTACTCACACATTTGATGATGTCGTTGAGTTGGTCCAGCAAGCCAAGATGCAATTCTGGCCTGGAAGAAGTTCGGTGATTGTGACGGAGATCGTTCTCCACCCACAGTCAAAATGCCTCAACTACTTTTTAGCGGCAGGCAAGATGGACGAGCTTGAAATGATGACGCCAATGATTGAGTCCTGGGGCAAAGGACTTGGATGCACTCGCGTCACACTCGCTGGACGCAAGGGCTGGCAGCGGACATTTATGGTGCAGCAGGGTTACACGCCACAGTGGTGGATTATGAGTAAGGAGTTATAGCATGGCATTGACGCAAGAAGAACTTTTGAATTTGCAAAGGTTTGCGCCCATTACAAGGCCAACCTCGCCTTATTCAAGTATGAATAATCCACCTCAACAAGCCAGGACATTGCTTTCCAATACCCAAGCTGCAACAGGATCATCAAACCCCTACGCCTATCTAATGGCCTTGATGCCACAGCAAAGAGTAACAAGGTCAACAACAGGATTAGCTGGTGGATTTGACCCATCAATTTACAAGAAGGTGTCTGGTTTGCTTACCACGCCAGCCACTGGTGCTGTCGGTGGAGATGGTGGCGGTCCTGGTTCCGGTGCCGGGAATGATAGTTCTGGTACTGGTAGCGGAAGCGGTGGTGTTGGTGGTTTAGGCGTTGGTTCTGGACAAGGTTTGAGTTCTGATTTACAAAATAAAGCGTTATCGCTTATTGCATTGGGAAGTGTTTATCCTGGTTTCCTGCCAGGTGGCATTGTTGCGAAGCTGATTGGTTTACTTGGTGGAGTAACAGCAGACTCTCAACTTTCTGGATTGTCCGATGCACAAAAAGCGTTGGAAGCAATTGATAAGCAAAACGCAGCAGCATTAGAAAGTGGTTCCTCCAGAACATTTGATCCTTACGGCGGCACAAAAGGTGTTTTGTCGGTAAGTGATGCAGATGGAAATGTGAGAGCATTTGATCCTTACGCTGGGGATTCTGCAAAAGATGCTGACAAATCCAAAGCATTGGCAGACAGTGGATTATCAACAGCAGTATCAAATCAAATAAGCAATGCTGTAACTGGCTTAACTACAGGTGAACTTGGTGGGATAACTGCTCCAGTTGGTGGAGTTTCATCACTTGCCCTTGATAATCTTGGAGACAGACCACAAACTAATCCTACTACGTCATTACCGACACTTGGGTACACTGGCACTGGGTTGGGACTATTGAGTGATTTGATTTCTGGTAGTTCGACCTCTCTAAATCCTGCCTCGGTGGAAACAAGAGAAGCAAAACCGAATCCCTATGCAGTGGATTACACAGGTGATTTTGTCGGGCCTATGCCGAAAAGTGATACTTATACAGGTGACTTTCTTGGTTTCTTCAAAGGCCGTGACTTTGGCGGGACTATGCCAAAAAGTGATACTTACACAGGTGACTTTCTTGGACCTATGCCGAAAAGTGATACGTTTAGTGGCGGTTTGCTTGGTGATTTTGCTGCAAGACAAGATGAGGCAGATGCAGCAGTCATAGCTAGTGATAAGGCAGCAAGAGAAAATGCCGCAATAACAAACGCCCTTGCTAACACAACGGGTATTGATTTATCGGCACCAAGTGTTGTATCGACAACATTTCAAGGTTCAGCATATAGCCCAGCGGTGGCGGCGGCAGCAGACAAAGCAGCAGCAGACAAAGCAGCAGCAGACTTACTTGGGCTTGGCCTTGGACTTGGTGGCTATGGCGGTGGCTCTGACGCACCAGGTGCAAACGCTGATGGCTATGGGGGTGGAGATGCTGGCTTTGGCGGCGGCAGTCAAGCCTTTAACCAAGGCGGCATGGTCAACATGAAACCCCAGATGAACAACCCACCTGGTCCTGACGATGGCTATGCTGCCTTGCAAAACGGCGAGTTTGTCATCAAGAAAAGTGCAGTGCAGAAATACGGCGAAAACATTTTAGAGAAAATCAATGCTGGCAAGATTCCCGCCAAGCGTTTGAAATCATTGTTGGAGTAATACTATGAGCAAAAGCGGTAGCAGTCAGACATCCACGACAACGATTGACCCAGACCTCAAGAAAGCCTATCTCCAAAACTTGGAGCAGGCGCAGGGTGTTGCGGCGGCATTGCCAACCAGGCAGTTTGCTGACTTCAATCCACTCTACCAGGCTGGTGAGCAGCAACTGGTCAACACTGCCATTGGAGGCCCAGGAATCGCCACAACCAACGCTGCAGCAGAGTACGCCAACCAAGCTGCTCAGTTCCAACCGTACTACACGGGCGGCATCAACGCTGGAATGAGCAATCAGGCTGGGGCTACGGGCTACACGCCTGGGGATGTCACGGCGGCACAAGCCAATTTTGCCAACATTGGCAACTACATGAACCCGTACACCGAGCAAGTCATCAGAAACAACTTGGGTGACATTGAGTCTTCACGGCAAACGGCAGTGCAGCAGATGGGTGAAGCCGCAACCAGGGCAAAGGCGTTTGGTGGTACACGCCAGGGTGTTGCGGAGGCCGCAACCAACAAAGCCTATGCTGACAAGGCGGCGCAGATGTCAGCCCAACTGCGCCAGCAGGGGTTTGACACCAGCACCAACCTGATGCAGCAAGACCTGGCACGGCAGCAACAGGCCGCACTGCAGCAGGCATCACAGGGTGCTGCTGCTGGACAGTTTAGTGCTGGCGCAGTCAACCAGGCTACATTGCAAAACGCTGCAGCAATGAACGAGATGCAGAGGTACAACGCCTCTCTTGCACAGCAGAGCGACCTTGCCAACCAGCAAGCGTATGCTGCCGCCAATGCACAGCGCCTGGCTGCTGCAGGCCAGTTAGGTGCGTTTGGGCAGCAGCAACAGAATATTGGCTTGACAGGGGCGCAGGCCGTGATGGGC